CCAGTGGCATTTGAAAAGGAAATATACTATGAGTATCACATCACGCGTATTGCGTCATTTATTAAAAGGCAACACTTTAACGGCATCTGAAATTGCTGGCAAATTTAATGCTGGTAATCCAACAGAAGTGATTCGCCAATTAAGAATGAAAGGCTATGCTATTTATGGTAATAAATCAGAACTTTATAATGGTTCGGTTGCTACAAAATACCGTATTGGTAAACCTTCACGAGCTATGGTAGCCACGGCTTACCGTAATGCTGGTAGTGATTTATTCTAATCAGATTTGAGGGGTGCAATGCCTCTCTTTTAAATGTATTCAATGAGTATATTTAAACGAGGAGACTATGCTAACTAAAGAACAACTAAAACAATCTCAATCCAGAACACATACTGGTGGTAGAAAATTTGATGGGAATAAACCACAATATGGTTTACTACCACCAAAGGCATTAAAGGAAGTTGTACAAGTATTAACATTCGGTGCAGAAAAATATGAACCAGATAATTGGAAACGTGTACCAGATGCTAATCGCAGATATTTTGATGCTGCACAAAGACATCTATGGGCATATAAAGAAGGTGAAATCGATGATCCAGAAACCGGATACTCACATCTTGCTCATGCTATATGTTGTATTTTATTTATGAACGAACTTGATATCGAGGGAACCAAATGAAACTTTCAAAAGATACTTTAAACATTATTAAAAACTTTGCCAGTATTAATGGTAATTTATTATTTAAACCAGGGAATAAATTGTCTACTGTAAATATTGGTAAAACGGTATTTGCTACAACAACAGTTACAGAACAATTTCCAACTGAATTCGGAATTTATGACCTAAATGAATTCCTAGGTGCATTAAGTCTTTTCACAGATCCAGATTTGGAATTTAATGACAAATATGTCGTCATTAAAGAAGGCTCAAATGCAATTAAATATTTTGGTGCCGCGGTTCAAAATATGATTATCCCATCAAAGGATATCATTTTTCCTGAAGCAGAAATTAATCTCTCTCTCGGTGTTTCTACTTTGGAAATGATCATGCGAACCGCGCCCATCCTAAAATCAGAAGATGTATCGTTTACAGGTGATGGATCAACTATCAATCTAAATGTAGGTGACAAGAAAAATGCCACAAGTAATACATTTACAAATGCACTTGGTACAACAACCTCTGAATTTACTGTAAACCTTAAGGTTGATAATCTTAAAATGATCCCAGGTGATTATGATGTATCTATATCATCTAAGAAAATTTCTAGGTTTAAGGCTAAAAATAGTGACTTAACATATTATGTTGCTATAGAAGCAGACTCTGAATTTAAATTATAATTGTACTTTAAATCTTTGATGTGTTAGAATTGAATTATATATTATGGAGAAATTATGGTACAAGAATATTTGTGGGTCGAAAAATACAGACCACAGAAAATTGATGATTGCATATTACCAAAGCAATTAAAAGATACATTTAAGGAGTTTATTGGTTCTGGTGAACTACCAAACTTCCTTTTTGCCGGTGGCCCTGGTATTGGTAAAACAACTGTTGCAAAAGCATTATGTAATGAGGTTGGTGCTGAATTCTTATTAATAAATGGTTCCGAAGAATCTGGCATCGACACACTCAGAACTAAAATTAAATCATTTGCCTCAACTGTATCTCTCACAGATTCCAAAAAGGTTGTTATTCTAGATGAGGCAGATTATCTTAATCCTAACTCTACTCAACCTGCATTAAGAGCATTCATTGAAGAATTTTCTAACAATTGTAGGTTCATATTCACATGTAACTATAAGAATAGAATCATTGAACCACTCCATTCTAGATGTGCTGTTGTTGAATTCAAAATAGAAAATAAACTCAAGCAAGAGATCGCAGCAGCCTTCTTTAAACGAGTGACACAAATCCTTGAACAGGAAAACATTCAATATGATCCAAAACCCATAGTAGAACTTATTACTAAACACTTGCCAGACTGGCGCAGGGTATTAAATGAACTACAAAGATATTCAGTCTCTGGTAAAATTGACTCTGGTATTCTATTAAATGTTACAGAAGAATCATTCAAAGAACTTATCAATAACCTAAAAACAAAAAACTTTACCGAAGTACGGAAATGGGTTGCCAAAAATGGAGACAGCGATAGTATAAATATATTCAGGCAATTATATGATACTGCTTCCACACACATAGAACAAATAAGTATTCCACAATTAGTAGTTATTCTTGCTGATTATCAATATAAGGCAGCTTTTGTTGCAGATCATGAACTTAATTTAATGGCAGCTTTAACAGAAGTTATGGCTCAATGTAAATTTAAATAAGGATTAATATGGAATTTTTTATAGGATTCTTTATTGGCGTTGGTATTGGTTTATTCATATTTTATAGAATAATAGCATTAAGAGTTAAAAATATTATACAAAAAGTTGATGAGGCATATGAAGAAAAAGAACAAGAAAATATTGTGCCAGTTAAGTTTGAAAGAATAAATAAGCAATGGTATGTATATAATAAAGAAGATGATATGTTTTTAACACAAGGTGATACATATGATGATATTATTGAGGATTTAAAAAAGAGATACCCGGATATCACATTCACATGTTCTAAGTCTGCATTAAAAGAAATACAAAATATATGATTATTAAAACCTATAATAAATTTGGTAGAAAAGTTGAAATTGCTAGATTTATACCAGGTGAATTAACATTACTTTTGTTTGTAGATGATATACACATTGATAGTATTACTTCCCCTAATATTATGGAAGCTGAAATAATGGCTGAAGATTGGATTTTACAAATAGGAGTAGAACATGAATGATACTAGTTACTGGGGTTATCATTTACTATTAGATTGTAGTAATTGTAATAGAAAAATGATTAAAGATCCTGATACAATAGAAGAATTTATTGAAACACTTGTTGATAGAATTGAAATGGAACCTATTGGTAAACCTAGAATTGAATATACAGCAGAAGAATTTCCAGATAAAGCTGGATATACAGCAATTCAAATTATTGTGACATCAACAATTGTTGCACATTTTGTGGATTCAACAGGTGATTTATATTTAGATGTATTTAGTTGTAAAGCATTTGAAATAGATACAGTTCAATCAATTGTAAGACAATATTTTTCACCACAAAAGATAAGAACAAATTATATTACAAGACACGCTGGATAATGAACCCATTTGATTTTTTAAATAGTATTAATTTATCTAAAAAAGATTTATTTGAAGATCCACAGGCAGAAAAAGATTATCCGCCATTTATGATAAATCGTGGATTATCATATTTTCCAGATACAATTATGTATGCAAATGTAATGAATAGGCATCATGATATAGCTAAAAAATGGCAATTTGATTTTTATTTAAATTCAATATCTAGAAAAAAGAGATTTAGCAAATGGTATAAAAAAGATACNATACAAGAGGATATAAAGTTAATTATGAAATATTATAAATATTCTCAAGCAAAAGCAATGGAAGTATATGATTTATTATCTAATGACCAACTAAACCATATTAGAGAGGTATTTGAGGTCGGTGGAAGAAGTTAGATATATAAATATAGTAACAATATTATTAAAGGCTAATTTATTATGACCGCAGGGACAATCTATTATGATTGGACACCCGAATCGATGTTGGAAGTGGATCTAATTGAACCTGATAATTTTCTTAAAGTCAGAGAAACACTCACTAGAATCGGCATAGCTTCTAAAAAAGAACAGAAGTTGTTTCAATCATGTCATATTTTACACAAACAAGGAAAGTACTTTATAGTACATTTCAAAGAACTCTTTGCGCTTGACGGAAAGGAATCAGATATTTCTATGTCAGACATAGAAAGAAGAAATGTCATTGCAGATTTATTACAAGATTGGGGTTTACTCAAGATTGTAGATAAAGCAAAGGCTGTACCAAAAGCATCTTTATCACAAATTAAAGTTGTTTCATATAAAGAAAAGCCAGATTGGGAACTCGTTCCTAAGTATAATATTGGTGGAATTAGAAAAAATAAGGAATAATTATGGCTATAAAATTAGAACTTGAAGTGCAAGAAGTAAATACAATACTTAGATCACTAGGTAAACACCCATTTGATGAAATTGCAGCATTAATTGCAAAAGTCAAAAAGCAAGGGGAAGAACAACTAGCTGAGCAACAAAAAGTAGAAGAACCAGCTCCAACAGAATCAGAAGGTGGTGAATCTGCCTAAACGTGACTTTGTCACAGTACTGATATACTTGGTATGACTAAAGATTTGATCTTAGATGAATATCACACAAAATTCAATGGCTAAAAAAATAGACAGACAACAGGCAGTTGATCAAGCAATAGAGTCAATTAGACTTGAAG